GTCGGAGATGGTTTCCTGTAGGTAAACCCGGTCAGCTTTCGAGCCCATCGCCTGACGTGCCAAACCGATCATCCCAGCGCCGAAACGCTCCGGTATCTGGATAAACTGGAACATGGTGTTACCCGTTATATTCGCAAGGTGCGTCGGGATAGTTGACAGCAGTCCGTTAACCCAAACCTCAAACCAGGTGCCTTTGATCTTATCCCAGGTACCGTAGGAGAACTTATTGCGCTGTGCCTGTGATGGCAGGGCTAGGTAAGACTTCGCCATGTCGCGGATAGAGTTGTCACCACCGAACTCGACCATAAGGTCTTGGATGGCTTGGGCATCAACATCCTCACCGACGCCACGGGGGATGCGGTGAGCATTAAGCGCCCTGGCTGTCTCCATTGACACACCCTTCATGTTTGTCTGTAGGGCGGCCTGGAATGACAAGTGCTGACGGAACCTCAAGAGGTCGCGGCTGTCAGTACTGGTCGCGGCTACCTTAGCTAACCTGTTTAGTTCCATCCCTGATGTAGCGATAGCTTGCAGGGACGCGGTGATATCCTCTGCCAAGGTATCCAGCTTGAACCCCTTCGGGCCCCTCATTAAACGCTCGACAACCTCGCCCATCCCCATGCCTCTGGCGAGTTCCTGTGTCTCTTCCCATGTCATCCTGCCGCGCCCAGCGGCTTTACCGGCGGCCTTCCACATCTCGGACACGTTGTCGATGGTGGCCTTTAATGCGTCAGGGCCGTCAATATTCTCCAGGTTAAACTCGGCTGTCGGGATGCCCCGCGCCTGTTGTGCCGCTGTGGGTGAGGGAGCGCCACTGGTCTTGCCCACCAGTTCACCGAACTCCGTCACCTCTTCGGGTGTGGCTTCGCGGATGATCGTGTAATTCCCGGCTTGCCCAGCCGTAGTCCCGTCTTCTGCAACGTCATCGAGGCGCTTGACTGTCTTGGCGCCACCCTTGACCACCCGCTTAAAGATTTCAGAACCAACCCCAGCAACCTGGACCTCTTCCAACTCTGGCTCCAGTTCCAGTAACGGCGCCGGCTCCATTGAAAGGTCTGGCGCCTCGGTCAAGTTCTCCTCACCCAGATCGAGGCCAGCTTCCGGTGTCGGCGTGGCTGGCATTAGCCCATCAAAAAGCCCAGGTTCTGGGGCCTGGGCTGTTTGGTTAGTAACTAGGTCGAGAGGACTTCCTGCCATTATCCATCCTTATCCTTGAAATAGTCAGAGAGGGTAATCGGCGGCCCGTTCTTAGGGTTGGCGTCACTATAGGGAACGAAAGGCTCGCCATCGGCTTCCCCGGCAGCGTCAAACGCTTCATACCCAGGGAACTGCTGGAGGTAAGTCTCCGCATCCAGCTTAGGTTTAGTTTCTGCCATGTCTTAGTGCCCGTTTATTTATTGCTAACCGCCCAGCGGCGGAAGCTCGGCTGGCCTTATTAGCGCTTCTTTGGTCGTGAAATCTTTATTGCGGCCTCTGTTTGGTACAAATCCGTGCCGTTTGTACCATTTTGTAAGGCGCGACTTACTTGCGCCGAATGCATCGCTAGGAGTCAGCGCGAGCGTTATCCCTTCCGTATCTGCTTTGTTTATAAGCGCTTGCAATTCTTTCTCCGCTAAACCCGTACCTCTTAATTTCTCCGGCGTTGTAATTTTGCTTATTTCGATAACATTGCCGACTCGTCTTGTTTCAATCGTGACCACCTCTTCAACACCCTCGGCCGTAAACTCTTTATAGGGCTGCCTGATTCGGTCAATTATCTCTTGAGGAGACTCTATTGTGGACAAGACCAACTCATCATTTCTCCCTTGTGCCTTGCCGTCATTCGTTAAGGTCTTTGGGTTACGGGTCTGCTTGACAATCGTGACCACATCATTCTGTGGTATCGGGTCACCGTCCGCATCCTTCACTAGTTTCTTTCCTTCCCGCTTGAAGTCCGGATCGTAGTGGACAAAGAAACCGCCGCTATCGGCCACTGCCGCGCTTTGCTTTTTACCTTTGTCCTTGTTCTTTAGCCCAATAATGACACCATCAGTGCCTTCCGGTGTAGCGTCCATCGGACGATAATCGTGAGTGTCGCCGTTCACAACAGCATACACCTTCCCAGTTTCCTCGTCCACTACGGTCTTGGGAAGCACGGTTTTGTCGCTGAAAGCCATAGCTACGTTATCCCCACCATCAAGGCGTTTCCGCATCTGCTTCCAGTTGGTGTGGTTGTTAATGACTTTTTTACCATCAACCATTTGGGTAACGCCGGTAGAGGAATATGTGTAATGGTGGTTGGCCGCTATCGGGTTGGTGTTATTCTTGGTGTAATCGTAGAACATAACATCAGGATTATCCTTGATAATCGCTTCATGTATTTGCGGGTTGATGTCTGACAAGACGTTAAGCCTGATTGCCAGCATGCGGCCTTCTTTGCGCGCCTTTATCTTGGCTATTCTGATGTCGTTATTCAATTTGATGGCAAAGGCTTCAGGCTCATGCAGCATGGCGAGGGTCTTCTTGACGCTCTCCAGGCGAGGGCCCTTCACCGCTGACAGGTCTGACCCGCCACCCATAAAGAAGTAACCACCGGATGTCTTACCAAGGCAACTGCCGGCACATGATGCTGAGTTGGGACAGGTGGTAAACTTGTTCGCCTTGAAAGCCGGCGATAACGCCAACCCGGTATTGTCGATATTACGCCCGTCAGGAAGGACGATTGGCTTACCGCCTTCGTAACCCTTCTCAGTTTTCACCAGCTTCATGTTCTGTGTCAGCAGGGACTGATGGCCCTTCTTAGATGGATACTTACCGATAAACCTGGCGATAACCTCATCGGCCTCTTGCGCCATCGCCACTTGGCCGGCTTCATCAAGCGTATTGAATTTATCAATTGCTGTTTTGAATGCCGTGCGAAGACCGCCGACAGAGGGCTGCACCTTGTACGGCATCGTGAATACTTCAGGCAAATTAGCGTCAGGTGCCGTTACATCTCGCGGCAATTCGTTAAGGGTGGCCGCTTGCATCTCTTTAGGCGTTGCGCGTCTGGCGGTGCCGATGGTTAGGGTTCCTTGGAGGTGAGGGGTGTCAGTCTTTAACTTTGCGGCCCCCGCGATACCATCTTGAGTGTGCTGCAATACCTTGTCAGGTGACAGAACCCCATCTTTCAACTCACCGCCATCAAAGTAACGTATCTCAACTGGCATTGTCTCCCAACCTAGTTCAGCAGCCGCCATAATGCGGTGGTTCCCCTCGTTAACCCAAGGGACGCCATCCTTATCAACTTGAATGAATGGAGCGTATTCTTTCCCCGCAAGCCCTTCTGGCAATTGCCCCGTCTTGCCCATTTCATTTTTCAACCAATCTAAGTCATCAGGGCGAATATTAGATTGCTCTCTACGCATCCCCTTAATGTCGCGCAGCACAGAAACAGGCAGCATGACCTTGCTGCTATAAGAGCCCGTAACAGTTCCCATAAAGGGAACGCCGTATTCGTTGGCGCCTTTCGTTGTGGAATAATCGACCTTTCCCTGTAGCCACTCATCGGAAGGGATGTCAGAGTGAAGCGATGGCAACTTTGTGGGAGCCGCTGACTTTAACTTTCCTGATACATCCTCAATACTCATCCCCACAGGCACCGGAGACTTGCCTTCCTTAAACCGCCGAACCGCTTTTGGCACTCCCCACACAAGCCCCTCAAATATCCCACCTATAGTCAGGTCTTGGATGCCGTTACGAATACGATTGATGGCGTCAGGATCATTCGGGTCCGTAGCCATCAACTTCGTAACGACACTCAGCAACTCACCCTGATCAACATTATCCTGCACAAGATTTGCGAGATTCGGGTCATCAGGATTAAACCCAAACGCACCACCGACAGCCTCGGCCACCAGTGCTGCTAATGGTCTTGCAACCCCAGCCAACTGAAGCCCTTTGAACACCGGCAACGCAGACGGTGCCATCTGCCCAAATGCTTCGACCAGGCTTGCCGTTATAGGCTCGACACCCTCCGCGACAGCCAAGTCACTGGCACCTTTCATAAAGGTACGAAACCGGGTTATCTGATCGTCATCGATGAGCCCGATGGCATAGGCACCTTCCGCACCACCCATTAGTCCACCGCGCACAGCCGCATCGGGCAGGTCGCCTACTGTTTTTAAAACAGTGCCGGCAAAATCACCGAACTCAGACAGGACGCCGGGTTTGCCATCCTGCACCGGCTTATCCTGCACTGGCTCTGGACCTATAAACGATTGTTCCCCCAGCGCATCCGCTGGATCGATAATGGGCGGCGCCGGCTGGGGTTCTGCTGTGGACCGGAGATATTCTCCGTAGACCTCATCAGCGTTCATCTGAATGCCTTACCGGCAAGACCGCGTAACCTATTCTGTTCCTTAAACGACAGTTTTTTTGTCGCTATATATTTGTCGAGGTTTTGCTGAGAGTAGATACCCATACTGCTCAAGGTTGAGAGAGCAGAGTTCCGTGTCACACCGCTCTTGTCTTGTTCATCTTTAAACTCTTTGATCAATTCCTTGGCGCGTTTAACCGGGTCGAACTTCTCGCCCTTGTCCCGCGCCTCTGTCTGTTCCACCAGAACTTGGTTCCAGATCTCAGCCTGTGCGGCGTCGAAGACTTCGCCCTTGATACGCGCCTCGGCCATATTAGACGGCACAAACTCTGGCGATGACTTGACGATCTCCCGCGCCCGTTTAGTTCTGGCGTCCAGCTTGGTGGCATGCATGGCCAGCAGTGCGCCAACATCAGACCCACCATATTTAATGATTTCATCGCTAGTGACCAGATGCGGTGTTCTCAGAATACGCAACTGCAATTTCGTAGATTTTTTCTGGTCATCGAACCTGTCAGAACGTCCCTCATTGTCTTTCAACATCGTGTTATAGGTGCCGATTTGAACCGTCTTATTTTTCGATAACTCTGTAAGAATGGCTGTGCGGCGCGTTTTTGTGGTTTCGGGGCCATAAAACTCCAACATCAACCCCTTGGCATTGGATGCCAGCACCTTATTCTTGCGCGTCTTTTCCTTGTCCTCAAACGACAACATATTACGCAAGTTGGTAATAGCCTTCGCCGTCAAGGTGGCCTTTTTGTCTTCATCCAGAACGGACCACATCTTGCTAATCTCGAGGTCAGCGAATTTCTCGGTGTCCATCTGGACAAAGGCCGACATCATAGTGCCCTGCGTCTGGCGGTTAATCCAACCGGTGACGCCGTTCTCCGCGACATCCTGAACGAACTTCTTCTTCAGTTTGGCACCTTCCTTGGGCATAAAGACGTTTTTTGATACAGCCAGGTTGATGGCGTCTATGCCGGTAGTGGTCGCAAAAGACCCATCGACCTTACTGCCGTTTGGGCCGATGCCCTTTGCCAACGCATCCAGGTTGGTAATAACGTCGGCAGCCATCTGGGAATAGGCGCGTTTGGTCGCGGTGTCCTGGATGGAGGTTTGGGTCTTGGCGGATAACAACCCCCACTTCTTATCGAACTCCAACCTGGTGTCAGGGTGCATCGTCTTTGTGACATCGTTGTAGATCTGGGCTGCGCGCACCTCGAACGCACCCAATGCGCTGATACCGGGCTGTTTCGCCAGGTCGCTCTCCAACTGCACCAACTTCAACTGTGCATTGGTGGTCGCAGTCGTTAGCTCACTGGATGCCTGGGCTGCGAAAAGCTTATCGCCAACCTTGCCCATCCGCTGGAAGAAGTTACCAGTGGCCTGGGCAACCTGATTGTTAATGGTGACCACCGGAGCGGCAGAGACACCAGTGGTGCTGGGAATACCGGATTGCCTGGTATAGGTGGGGATAATACCCATCAGCTAAATGCCGATAATAGAGACGTGCCGGCATCAATGTAACTGGCGGTTTTGGAGCTTTCTGCCTTACTACGGTAGTTCACAGCCGCGAACCTCTGACCTATAGCACTCTGCCTTGCGGCGGCGGCCGCTGTATCCCCTTTGTAAAGAATAGCCAACTCCTCCAGCTTACCCTCTTTAAAGGCGTCATCGGCAATCTGCGCCGGCGTATCCTGGTTAATCACAACGCCCGACGCCGCATATCCTGGGCCTTGCTTGGCGAGGATCTCGCGCTTAAACCTGTCTTCAAACTTCTGCCGGTCATACTCAGCGGAATACTGCGCTGCCAGGTCGTTGTTTTCATCTATCTGAGCTTGATACCCGGCCATCTGGGCTCGGTATTTGTTATCAGCAGAAGCCTGGGCACCGGACATAAGAGCGCCGACTGCGCCACCGACACTGCTGAGTGTGCCTAATGTGGTGCCCCAACTGAAGATACCACCTGCGCCGAATAAACCTGCTGTCGCCTTGGAAATCATTAAAGCCCCAGTTGGGCCGGCAATAACCTGACCGCCGATCGTGCCCAACAATAAGGATGGAGTACACATTTTTATTCACCCATCATTCGTTACAAGGCGCGTCATGATTGCCGTGATGTGAGAGGGCAGGGGTTGATCCTGCACCACCACAACCTGGCCCTCGGTTTCCCATCCACCTCGGAAAGTTAGCGTCTTGTCGCCTGAGAAAAGCGGCGGCGAACTATCCATAGGATCAGAACCACCTCGGAAATTAATTTCATCCAGGTCGGTGGTATTCGGCCCGACCTTCGCGCCAAGGGTTTGCTTGAACCGGATCGTCGTATCAAAAACACGTTTTGTCTTTCCCTGCGCGGCGCCATCGTCCGCGCCGGCCTCTGGGCGCAAGGTCTTCACCGTCGCAGTCGAGCCCAGCCCGATGTGCGCCTTGCTGACCTCCGGGGAGATGCCAGAGATAGCACCAGATGACACAGTCTTATTGGCATAAACCGAACCGTTTCCAAGACAAGAAACGCTCTCACCCTCCAAATGATCAAGACCGGTAATTGAGGCCACCGCCTGTCGCACCTTTCCACCACTGGTGTAAGTAGTGAACGCAGAGCCGTCCGTATTGAGGTAAACCAAGCCACCGCTGGTGTAGGCCGAATAAGCTGATGTATCCACGCCAATTGTAAAGTTATCGGCATCAACCTTTGTAACCGTGTACCCGTTCCCGTTTAGCTCCGTCATCCCTCCAACAGAAAGAAACCCAACTTCATTCCCGGTTACAAAACCGTGAGCAACGGCCTTGATGCTGCCAGGATTCGCCCTGGTGGCGCCAGATACCGGCTTACCAGCCGTTGCCATAATCTCAAAGGTGTTGGCAGTTTTCTCGATTACCCGGTAACGATTGTCATTGATCTCAGTCATCCCGGCAACATCAACAATATCCACCAGGTCGCCGTCACTAAACCCGTGGGCTGTCGCGGTGATCACAACTGGCTTGGCTTTGGTGGCAGCAGAAATAGTAACCGGACTATCTAACGTCAAACCGCTATCTACGAAAAAAGCATCCGATTTGACCATGTTTTCATCAACGTCAAACTGGCTTTCGATAAATTCAACATACCTCCTGGTGACATTATTAATAGTACGCTTGACGATCATCCATAATTCATCCTCACCGGAACCGGGAATAACCGACAGGCTCTCGACCACACCGTGCGTAGTAGAGCCGAATGAGCCACCGAGTTTGTTTCTATGCCATGCAACGACCTGCTGATCACGCAGATAGGTCATGCCGACTAACTGCCCGTCAGCCTTCACACCCCAGACCACTGTCGAGGGTTCCTGTTGGTAGGCGATCTCGGTGATACCACCCTTCGCCACTTGATTAGACAAGATTGTCAAATCTGGGGAATTAAAACTATCCTGTTCAAAGAGGTACGCAAATTCTCTGATCTTTCTCTGCTGGCGCTGGACAAACAGAACTACGTTATCGATGCGTAGAGGCGTGTGATTATCAGAACCGCGGGTGCCCTCGCGCACTACCCGCACATTTGTTGGCGTCAGTGGATCTGATGCCGTTGAACCTGAGATGGTGAACTCACCGCCGACAGTCCCGATAGCCATAATCTTACCCGGCGATAACCAGCGGATAACATTTACCTGGTCAGTCGCCAAGGTGTAGATGACAGGGTCGTTATCCAAAGTGCCTGGTGTGTGGTTTTCATAATCACCGGATTTGGAGCCCCACAGGGTTTGCGGCTGGTCCGTTGAACCGGCCCAAAAAAGCCGCTGTTCGTAAAATGCTGTAGTCGCAGGATAGCCAGTGGTGTCGGACCAGGCGCCCAGTTTCCATTTAGTTTCGGCTGACGTGTTACCCAGCGCCTCAGTGATATCAACCGTTATAACGGTGGTCGATGCCCTGCTGGCAACAGCGCCATAACCCCACTGGATACCCCCATCCCTGAGATATTTCCAAGTGGCCGTGTTATCAACAATTTCATCGCCCTCGGATGAGGGGCCGTCAGAGCCGGCCGATGTGCCGGCTTTGATGCATTGGTAAACATTACCGGAGTTGCGGACAATCGCATCCAGCGAATAGCCTGTTGACGCTGCCCAGGCTGTTGCTTGGTGCCCCACAGTGATCAACCGGCCTACATCAGTAGTCTGAAATCCAGTGCCGTCATTAATACCAGTGATGGCCGATGCCGTAAACGTCACACCAGCACCAGATGTGGCGCCGGGAGTGATTGTAGTGGTCGTTATATTTTCGGACTGGTACGGGCCGTCGGTGAATGTGATATCCGTAATCGTCCAGCTAGTGTGAGCCGTCCTGGTGATCTTCTTTGGCGCATAACTTGGATGCGCGACATAGAGGACATCAGCCGACTGAGCAAATTGCAGGTCAGGGATATCAGCCGTTAAAAAAGTGGTGGTAACCGTGTAGACCCTGGCAGCCGTGCCGGCACTGGAATACGCGGTGTAACCTGACCCATTGATGTTAGTGCCATCGATGTCGGTTAATTCAAAATCGTTAGTGTTCTTATTGGCAACCAGATAGTACTTGCCGTTCAATTCCGTCATGCCGACAACGCCGGTAATGTAAACCTCATCACCGTTTGAATACCCGTGACTGCTTGCAGTAATAACGACAGGGTTGGCGGCAGTTGCGCCAGATATCACTTTGGTCGCCTCAAGGATGGCGCCCTGGTCCTTGTAAAATCTCATATAGAGATTTCCAAACTCAATCACATAGGCTTGGGTGGTGGAGAACTCAAACGGGAACAACCGGGTTGCGTTGGCGCTGGTCTTGACCTCTTTAACGAACCTGGAACCGGAGCGCCGGGTAATGCCGCCATGAGGTTGGACTATGAAATTCTCCAGGGTGGCAGCGCCATTATTGTATTTGGTTATATCAACACGCCCGAACAAATCCTCGGACAACTCACCGGCCGTGAAATTGGTATTAATTATACTGACGCGAGACATTTGTTTAGTTTCTCGCGTCGAGCCATGTTTGTTCACTGGCCGATAAACTTTCCTGGGCGTCGATTAATCGCGCCTCTTGAAGTTTAGCGGCGTACTTTGTCTCGGCGTTAGATGCGACAGTCTGAGATGCCGTGATATCATATGCGATGTCGGCCGCCAGACGCAGGGAGTAAGCCTCGATAAATATGGCGTCAAACAGGTTGGCGTCAGTGACCTGATGGAGGTAGACCACATCCAGGGGCGCCGATGCGTCAGAGACAATCTGCCGGCCCTCGACAGCCCATTCCTCGGTGGTATCAACCTCGATAATACGCAGACAATCTGCCGGCCAATCAAAGGCGTTGGTATA